TGGGCGTTCTTCATCAGCGGCGGCGACGCGAACGACGTGAACTGGAACACCGTCGATCTCGACGGGGAGCCGATGCACCGGGGCTTCTTCGTCTGGAACAGCGAGGTGGGCAAGACCTCGTTCGGCTGGTCGTCGTTCTGGTTCAACATGGTGTGCGGGAATCACTACATCTGGGGTGCGTCGAACATCGAGACCGTCCGGGCCGTCCACCGCAGCAGCGTCCGCTCGGCGTTCCGCGGCTTCGGCACGTTCATGAATCACCTACAGACCTCCGACACGCGGGACTCGTTCGCAGCGGCCGTCCGTGCCGCCAAGGATGAGATCGCCGTTGCGCTCCAGGGAACGCACGAGGACGTCATCACGGCGGCCGAGACGCGCTTCCGCAAGGAGGGCTTCACCGCGACGCAGGTGGTCGGGGCGCTGGACGCGATGACACTGGAGGAGAAGTCCCCGCGCGGTTCCCGGTGGGACTGGCTGCAGGGCTTCACGGCTCACGCCCGCACGGAGGCCACCGCCGAAGCGCGCGTTGCCCTCGAGCGGCTCGCGACCAAGACGCTGCTCACCACCGTCAGCTGATCCACGTCGTTCACGCTGTACCACGCAGCGCCCCCGGGGCCCGGCCTAGGGGCGCTGCTCCATTCATCCCGGGCAGCAAGGAGCCGTCATCATGGCCACGAGCACTCCGAAGTTTCAGCGGTTCGCGAAGGCGAAGAAGAACCAGCCCACGAAGGACGAGAGCGCGGTGATCGTCGTCCGCATCGTGGCGCGTGGGGTCAAGGGCAACATCAAGCGCGAGACGGTCATCGCGGCGGGCAAGGTGTCCGTGGTCCACGCGGCGATCGAAGCGGCGCTGTTCCCCGAATGACGTCGGTGGCGGGGTCCCCTCTCCGGGGACTCCGCCATTGCGTTTCCAGCCGGGGGCGTCTATGGTCCGGTATCGTCCGCGATGGTCCAGAGGCGCCAACCTGGGAGGACATCATGCAGAGACTCGTCAACCCGCTTCGCGCCCTCCGCGTGAACCGGAAAGCCCCGCTCACCCTGCGCCAGTTGTCCGAGAAGACAGGCTTCACGGTGGGCCACCTCAGCAATGTCGAACGTGGCCTGCACGGCGCGGGCGACCGGCTGATCGCGCAGCTTTCACGCGTCTACGGCGAGTCGATGCCGCGGATGCGGAAGATCTGCGAGTCCGTCTACAACGCACGGCACGCCGCCTAGGCGCCGCGCAAGAAAGGATCACAACATGGCTACGGATGCCCGCGAACACGCGGGCGATGGACTGCCTCTGGTGCTGGAGCCGGGCCGGAAGCAGCAGAGCGACACCATCGTGGAGATCACGAAGGCGCTCGTGAAGTTCCAGATGAAAGTTCCGCCGATCCCGCGCAACCGGACAGTGACGGTGCGGAGCCCGAAAGGCGACTACGAGTTCGCCTACGCGACGCTCGACGTGATCATGTCGGCCATCCGCGTTCCGCTGGCGGAGTGTGGGCTGGTGATCGTGCAAACGCTGACGACCGATCAGCCGCCGATCCTGATCACGAAGGTCCTTCACGAGTCGGGGGATTTCATCGGTTCGGAACTGGTGGTGTCGTCGGGATCCTCCTCGGGTCCGCAGGCGATGGGGAGCGTGATCAGCTACATGCGCCGCTATGCGGTCGCGGCGGTTCTCGCGCTCACCACGGAGGACGACGATGACGCGAACAGCGCCGAGGGCAATTCGGTTCAAGAACGCAAGCCCGGGCCGCGCGCTGCTACGACGGCGTCCACTACGGCGCCGACGCAGCCCACGACCAAGCCCTCCACGGACAAGCAGCTGGGTCTGGTGAGGAACTTGGTCTGCGAGAAGCTGAAGGTGGAACGCGGCACCGACGACGCGACGAAGGAGAACGCGCTGCGGGTCGCCAACATCTTCAAGCCCGAGCACACGATCATGGCGCTCACGTTCCAGCAGGCGAGCGCGCTGATCGACCGACTCAACAAGATCGGCGCGGCACCGGCAGCGGCAGCGACCGCGACGCCGGCAGCGAAGCTCGAGGGCGACCATTCGCCGGAGCACCTGCTCCACGTGGCGATCATCGCCAACAACGATCGACTCGCCACGATGCCCAACGGCTACGAGCCGCTCGCGAGATCCGAAGACGGGATGTACTACGTCTGCGGGATTCAGGAACTCGCGGCGCTCAGCCGGGACCCGAACGATCCCGTCCCGCTGGACGAGCTCAACCTCGCGCAGCTGGGCATCCTCGACACGTACCTGCGGCTCGCCGTGCAGGCCCTCACTCCGAAGGGCCCGCGTCGCGCTGCACCTCAGGGAGCGGCACGCTCATGAAGAAGCCTCTGGTGAACGTCAACCCGATCGAGGAGCAGGAGCCGGGCCACGAGCAACTCGTGATGCCGGGCGTTCCGCCTCCGCCGAAGATCAACCTGTTCATCGGCGAGCACCGACTCAAAGCAGCATGGGAGGCGCTGGAGCGAGAGGACGCCGAGGGCAACATGACGGCCGAGGAGCAGGAGGCCGTGCTCCGGAGCTACGTCAACCGCGAGGCGACGGTCGAGAACCGCGATGCGTTCGTGCGGTTCATCCGATCGGTCGAGGCGACGGCCGAGGCGAAGGAGGCCGAGGCCAAGGCCTACGCCGAGCCGCTGATGAAGGAGGCGGCACGGATGCGCGCAGGGGTTGAGCGATGGAAGGCGCAGGTCGTGCGGCTGATGAACGACCTCGGCGTGGACGAACTGTTCGGCAAGGTCTACACGCTGCTCGTGAAGCGTTCGCGCGGTCGCGCGGTCGTCTTCGACGAGACGGCGGTGCCGGACCAGTTCCGCCGCGTCAAGAACGACGACGACCTGCTGCTGATCCGCGAGCTGATGCAGATGCTGGAGCAGGCGGTCATCGACGTCGCGCAGTTGCGCGCGGGTGCCGGGGAACTCGGACCGGCTGCGCGGAAGCGCGTGCTTGACGGAGATGGCGGAGTTCACCGGGCCCGCGCGATGGTGGTGCTCGCCGAGCAGCGGCGCAAGACGATCGACAAGACCGAGATCCAGAAGGCGTGGAAGCAGAATGGCGGCGACGACATGCGTGCTGCCAACGAAGAGGACCGTGTCACGGCAGCGGCCCTCGGATTGCCGGCGAAGGAGTACGTGCTGGTGGTTCCGGGCGTGTCCAAGGAAGTGGACGAAACCCTGGAGATCAAGTGATCCCCGACACCACCGTAGTTCGGGCTTCGTTCGATTCGATCAGCGTCCTGATGCCGGTCGTCGCCGCGCACGGGCATCACATCCACTGGGCGTCGAACACGGCTCGCGTACTGGGCCTGTGCCTGTTCGCCTGGATCGTCGTCTGCAAGAAGTCGTAGTCACCCACAACCAAGGAGCCGACTCATGAGCAAGATTCAGGACGTGAAGGTCTCCTCGATCGCCGAGCTTCCCGGCAACCGGAAGTTCAGCGCGGAGGGGCTCAAGGAACTCGCCGACAGCATCCGGGCGACCGGCCTGCTGCAGCCCATCGTGGTGCGCCTCGTAGACGACGGCGGCTACGATCTCGTGGCGGGAGCGCGGCGCCTCGCGGCGTTCAAGGCGATGGGCAAGGAATCGATTCCCGCGATCGTGCGGACCATGACGGACACCGCACTGCTCACGGCGCGCATCGTGGAGAACGATCAGCGGGAGGACGTCCATCCGCTCGATCAGGCGCTCGGCTATCAGGCCCTGACGCGGCTCAAGCCGCCGCTCAGTGCCGCCGAGATCTCGAAGGCCACCGGGCGGTCGTTCAACTTCGTCTACGACCGGATGCGCCTTCTCGAGATGGTGCCGGACGGGCAGAAGCTGTTCCGTGAGGGCGTGTTCGGCATCGGGCAGGCCGTGCTGCTGGCGCGGCTCCCGAAGGACCGGCAGAAGGAGGCGCTGGATCCGCGCAACGCGGCGCTCCTGGAGTCGGAGGACGACGTGCGGCTGCACCTCGAGGACGACGATCCGCCCCGGCTCGTGCGGCCGCGGACCGTGCTGCAGTTTCAGTCGTGGATCGACCGGCACGTGCGCTTCGATCCCGAGGCGAAGGACGTGCCGACGCTGTTCCCGGAGACGGCGATCGCGGTGGCCAAGGCAACGGCCATTGAGAAGGCGCCGGCACCGGTCTCCATCACGGACGATCCGTTTGTTTCGCCTGACGCGCGCGACGACGATGAGCGGACCTTCGGTCCCAGGTCGTGGAAGGAGGCGACCGGACGGGACAAGCACTCGAAGACCTGCGAGAAGTCTCGGCTCGGCGTGTTCGTGGTGGGAGCGCGCCGTGGGCAGACGTTGCAGGTGTGCGTCTCCAAGGTGTGCAAGGTCCACTGGCCGGAGAAGCGCAAGCAGAAGTCGGCCAGCGGGCGCGAGGGCCTCGCGTCGCAGCGGGCGCAGAAGCTCGCCGAGGCCGATCGTCAGCGTCAGGAGGCCCGCGACGCGGCTCGCAAGGTGTGGACGGCATCGACGCCGGATCTAGTGAAGGCGATCGCCACGGCCATCGAGACGGCGCCGACCAAGACGCTGGTGGCGTTCCTCGTCGGCAACATCAACGGATGGGGCGCGGCGCGCGACGTCTCCAAGCTGATGAAGGCTGCGCGTGATCCGGAGTCGTACGTCCGGCTCGTCGCGGCGATGGACGTCGCGGCGTCGTGCGATCAGTACACTTCGAACGAGAGCTTCCCCAAGCTCGTGAAGAAGCTCGGGCTCAAGATCGACGTCGCCGGCATCGTGAAGAAGCACGCGCCCACGAAGGAGACGAAGCCCAAGTCCGCTGCATAGCAAGGAGGCTGCGCAGTGTGGATCCGCGTTGATGTTGGAATGCCGACCCACCGTAAAACGCGACGGCTGATCAAGCGGCTCTCGTCGGGACAGAAGGAGGTCGTCGGGGCGCTGGTGCTCCTGCTGATGGAGACACGCATTCAGGCGCCCGATGGCTTCCTGCACGGCTACACCGACGAGGACATCGCGCACGCAGCGGACTGGGACGGCGACGCTCACGCATTCACGGAGGCCCTTGTTGAAGCGGGCTTCCTCGACCGATCACCTGATGAGAGGGGCTTCCGGATGCACGACTGGAAGGAACACAACGGGGGTCACCTCCACGAAGCCGCGAAGAAGGCGCGGCAGCGCCTTGCGAAGCAAGGCGGGGTAGAGGCTGTTGGTTCGCGTTCACGTTCACGTTCACGTTCACCGGGGTCAACCCCGGGCGAACCCGACGACGACCCGGGCGGACCCGGGGCTGGCCCGGGGCCAACCCCGGGCTGGCCTAGGGTGGCCCCGGGGGAGTCCCGGGGACGCCCCGGGGACGGCCCCCGGCCGATTGGCGCCGTGCTGGAGGGCCTGCTGGGGCCCGGGGGCCCGATTCGGGGCCCCCGGGCGGTCCCGGCGCCCCCGGGCCCGCAGGCTGGGCTGCAGGGAACGCAAGGCACCCTCCTAGCGGGGCCCGCCCCCGCCCCGAAACGGCCCCGGGCGCCGGTGGCTGAGGCGCTGCTGGCCTGCCCCGGGCTGGACCGGGCGGGACAGCGGACCGTGGCCCAACTGATCAACCGACTGCACGCGCGCGGGATCGTGACGACGGGCGTGCTGGTGAAGATCGCGCGGCTCTACGTGGAGGACAGATCGCGCATCAAGAACGTGTTCGCGTACTTCTCACCCGGCAGCGAGGGCTTCGACTTCATCCGCACTCGCATGAGCGCGGAGCTTCAAGTCGAGGAGCACGAAGCCATCAAGCTCGCCGATCCGACGTGGCTCACGCGGAAGAAAGGAGCGGCATGAACGCACCACCGCTGCTGGAGTTCCTCATGCCGCTCGCTGCGGCGATCAACGGACTCGCGAAGGCGCGCGGATGTCCGGAGTGGCAAACGCAGGCGGCGCACTGGCGACTCGGAGAGTTCCTGGCGGAAGGAGTCAGTGATCCGAACGCGGCGCTCGAGGGAGCCGCCTTGGTGCTGGACGACGAACAGCTGGCGCGCGATGCTGACGAGCGGAGGATCGAGTCGGTCCTCCGTGAGCGGCGCCGTCAATGGGATCGAGCGATGAAAGAGCGCGCGGAAACGCCGAGGCGCTCCCGAGCACCGAAGCACTCGGACGTGCTGGCTCGCCGGCACGACCTCACCGAAGGAGACGAGGGATGAACTGGGGCGACCTCTGGACCGGAGTCGCTGCGGGATGGGCGAGCGCGATCGTGCTCGGTTCGTGGCTCAAGGTTCGTCGCGAGACCGGCGAGAGCAGGCGATTCATGGAGCAGGCTCCGCTCCCGCTGCCGAAGCCGACCATCACGCAGGAGGAGAAGGACGCTATCGGCAAGGACGCGCTGCGGCGAATGGGATTCAACCCCGACCACCTGCACCAGCTGAAGCCCATCGGCGTGCGCCACGAGATCCTCACCGATCCGAACGGGCGGATCGCTCCGGGCGAGTACACGATCGTACTGCTGCGATGCACTTGTGCGGCGGTGGGTTGTGAACATCTACGCGGAACGTGGAGCCTCGACGAGATCAACGGACTGACGCCTTCGGACATCGCGAAGGCCATGGCTGAGGGCGATCCTCAGCGGAAGGGAGCAGCTTGAGACTCATCATCTTCGACACGGAGACCGGCGGACTCGACGCGCGGCAGAACCCGATCCTGACGCTCGCGATGGTGCCGCTCGACATCTTCCCGAGCGAGTCCTCGATGACGTACACGGTCGGCGAGGGAAAGCTATGGGCCATCGACGACCCTGGGAGCCACGAGTACGGAACGATCGTGGAGATGCAGGCCCTCGCGGTGAACGGCATCGACCTCGAACAGCATCGCGCAACGGCGCAGGCTCCGCGGGAGGTGTGCGAGGAGATCGACGCTTGGTTCGCGGGACTGGGCTTCGGCCTCAGCCGGTGGGTCGAGCTCGGCGGGCACAATCAGGCGTTCGACATGCCGTTCCTCGAACGACTGTGGAAGCTCGGCACCGGGCGCCCCATGAACCGCCGCTTCTCGAGTCAGCACCGCTGCACGTGGGCGCTGGCGCAGTTCATGAAGGACGTCGGCGCGTTCGACATGCGCACGCGCGGCGGTCCGCTCAATCTCAAGCTCGTGACGCTCTGCGCGTGGATGAAGATCGACCTCCCGCCGTCGGCGGCGCACAACGCGCTGAACGACGCCACGGCCACGGCGCACCTGATGGCGACGCTGCTGTCCCGGCTTCGGTCGGACGTCGTCGCCGGCAAGGATGCCGTCGTGGAACGCGAGGAGCAGCGCGCCCTTGACGAAAATCAGTAGACGAGGTTCCACGTGAAACGTTCCGGCCGGATCGCTCGCAAGACGCCGCTACGCCGCACGTGGTCGATCCTGTCCGTGCCCGGTGCCATCATCGACCGGGCGCGGGCGGGCAAGACGATCGCGGGGAAGCGGCTTCGCCTCTCGATGAGCAAGATGGGCTCGCGCCGCGTGAGGGCGAAGGACTGCGACGACCTCGCGCGGCAACTGGTGTTCACACGTGATCGCTACACGTGCGTTCGCTGCGGGAAGACCGGCGTCACATGGGTCGATGATCGGGGCAAGCCGCGCGTGGGTGGCATTCAGTGGTGCCACGTCCATACGCGCAACGCTCACGTCATCCGACACGACCCGGACAACGCGCTCACGCTCTGCGGTGGGTGTCACTTGTGGTTCGACGGGAAGAATCCGCCGTTCGTGCCGCACCCCAAGCGCGAGTGGTGGGCGCAGCGGTTTCCGCAGCGCGATGCACGCCTCACCCTGATCCTCCAAACGAAACGCCGTCCCGACTACGCAGCCACCAAGCTCTGGCTCGAGTGGATGCTGAAAGGATCTCCCGATGGAAGCCGTCCCGTACCGATCGAATCTCCCGGAGCGACCGAAGCGGATCGCCCGCCTGCCGCTGAATGAGCGCGGCTACCCCGTGCCGTGGTTCGTCGCCGTCATCGACGGCAAGCCTGACTTCCGCGTGACACGCAACGGTGCGCGCGAGGAGGCGTACCGCTTCGCGAAGTGCTGGATCTGCGGCGACAAGCTCGGCGCGCATCTCGCGTGGGTGGTGGGCCCGATGTGCCTCGTCAATCACACGAGCAGCGAGCCGCCGTCCCATCAGGATTGCGCCGAGTACTCCGCGATCGCCTGCCCGTTTCTCGTCAACCCGCAGCAGCAGCGTCGCCCATATGCCCTGCCGAGCGGCGTCCAGTCGCCCGGGGGCGTGGCCCTCGACCGCAACCCGGGCGTGGCGCTGGTGGCCACGACGACGCGGGACTGCAAGGCGTTCGGCGACGGCTCGGGCGGATGGCTGATCCGCTTCGGCGTCGTGACGCAGGCCAAGTGGTTCGCGCACGGGCGCGTTGCGACGCGCGACGAGATCATCGCGTCGTTCACGTCGGGGATCGAGATCCTCCGCGACCTGGCACGCACGGATGGACCGGAAGCCGAGGAGGAATTGCAGCGTCAGTACGAGCGCGCCCTCGAGATGGTGCCGGCGTGAACGGGCCCGATCTGCAGAGGATCGATCGGTTGCTCGAATGGTTCCCAGCGAACCTTGAAGGCATGCGTCCCTTCACGATCGAGGAGTTGGTTCTGCAGGGCTGCCCGAACGAACTCCTCGTGAACATTATTGGCGCTCGGGGAGCGACCGCTCGCGAGCGTGATGGACTCGCTCCGCGCGTGAAGGCGATGGAGCTCGCCCGATCCGCGCTGCAGGACCTGATCACGAGCATCGAGCAGCACCACGCCACCAACAACTGCCCGAGCACGCCGCTGTGGGCCACGGCCAACACACACTTCCGCGTGATCGAGCTGCTGCGCGTGGAGATCGAGAAGGAGAAGCAGACATGAACGGCTGCATCGAGTTCGTCGTGCGCCGGAAGCGCGGACAGCGCTGGCGCAATGCGGTCATCGGTCCGTGCGGACGGCCGGTCGCGGGCGACAGCGCGTTCTGCGCGTTCCATCAGAAGGCCCACCCCGAGGAGAAGCCCCGGCTCGATGTCGTGGAGCAGATCGAACGCCGCCACGGTGCGTCGTGAAAGCGCTCCGCAAGAAGCCGCCGAAGAAGAAGGACCGGCATCCGCGCTGGATCCGCGTTGACGTCTATGCGTTCGTGGTGGAGTGCATCGGCAAGGCGGTCTCGGTCACCTATGACCCGGACGTCGTGATCACCAACCCTGCGCCCCCGGGCTATCGCTGGCTGCGGTGCGTCGGCTATCTGCCTCCTCTGAACAAGGCGAGGCTTCCATGAACGATACGACGTCATTCGCGATCGACACCACGCAGGTCATCCCGCTGGGCTGGATCAAGTCTGTCGTGGACGACACGATCAACACGGGCTACGGCTACATCCATTATGTGATCGGCCCCACCGCGGAGCGCGTGCACGGCCCGTGGTGGGATCACTGGTACATCGCGACCGCGCTGGTCCTCGTGATCGTGCTGTCGTCCATGCTGCAGCGGTTCCTCCAGGTCGGAACGACCGATGTGGATCCGCACGACGAAGGAGAGAAGATCTAATGATTGCCGCCCTGCTGCTCGCCGCGACCCTGCACTGGGGTCGCACGCAGTACCTCGCGACGGCCGCCTGCTCCGCGTCGAAGGACACGGCGCACTCCGTCCACTGGTTCCGCGTCTACTACCTGCCGCGTCTCACGTTCTACAGCCCGGCACAATGCACGCCGGCACAGTGGAAGGCGCAGACCCACGCTTGGGCGCTGATCGATTCCGTGAACGCGCTGCTCGGCGGGCCGGGGCCATACTCATATCCGGTGCCCGTGCTGCCGTCCGGAGCTTCGATGCCTATGATCGTTCCGGTGAACAATCACGGGGAGGCCTGCGGATGGAACAGGTGAAGAAGCACGGGAACGGCAAATCGCTCGCGCAGTTCCACCGAACGATAGGACTGGTGGTGAATGACCAAGGCCAGGAAGCGCGCCGCACGACGGCGCCGACGTCGGAACAACGCGGGCCATCGGTGGCTGCGGAAGCACCTCGCGTGGCGCACGGAGATGCGGGAGCGTTACGACCGGATGTTGGCCCAGTCGATCGCGATGATGCGGGACCGATCGTCAAGAGTCTGGAGTTCATCGTAGACCGCTACGGCGACGCCATAGGGCACCGCGTGTTCGTGCTGCCCGAGGAGCGGACGTTCGCGGCGAACCTCGTGAAGCTCTGGAACCGCCGACCCAACAAACCCGGCACGCCGTTCCGCGTGTGCCGCTGCACCTACGAATGGCCCCCACGGAAGGAGAGTCAGAGTGGCGCGCCCACCCAAGGACTACGACGCAGCGATGCGCAAGCTGGACCGGGAGATCGCCCGCCGCACGCGCCCCAAGCGCGGTGAGTTCCCGTGCCGAGGCTGCGGCACCTTCCTAAAGGCGGGCACCGATTGCCACGTCTGTGGAGACAGCAACGTGCGCGTCCCGATGGCGAAGGGAGGCGACGATGGCGAAGTGTGATTATCCGGGCTGCACGCACCGCGACGAGATCGAGTCCGTGCTCGAGGTCGGCATCCGCGGACGACGCGCTCAGTATGATCTCTGCAAGGTGCACCGATTCGAGTGGTATGCTTTCCGTCAGGAGTTCCGCGACGCCGACGAGCACGAGCGAAGGATCATCATCGCCGAAGCGCGCGTCATGGCGCGACGCGAGCCGGACAGCGGGGCCTGGGAGGATGTCAGTGCTCCCGGCGAACTGGAGGACTACCTGCGGCGCTTCGTGAAGCGGAAGCCCGAGACGGCACGCGAGATTCACAGCCGACAGGTTGGCGCGACGCAGCGATTGGCAGATAAGTACCAGCAGTGGCTTCGCGAGATGGTGGAACTCGAGGAGAAGATCAAGGAGATGCGCGAGCGTTAGCAGGTGGGCCGGAACCGGTAACGGCGGCGGATCGTGTTTGCCGATCTCCTCCTCCTGCGCATGGTGAGAACGTCATGGGATAGCGATGGGTCCCGAGTTCTGAATCGCTCACCAGCGTTCGCGCGTAACATCGCAGCACACAAGGCCATCGGTCCTCCGGGATCGGTGGCCTTTTTTATTGGTAACGGGAACTCGTTTGCGCGAGCCGTCCGAGGGCCGTACTGTTCTCGCTGTCGTAGCCGCGCGCCTGCGCGGTTGGTCGGGGACGCCGCGCTCGCGGCAATGGGTGGAGGTGGGGAAGATGAAGCGGTTCGCAACCTGCATCACTGTGCTCGCGCTCGCGCTGTGCTCGACGCTCGCGTTCGTCTCTCCGTCGCACGCGCAGCTCGGCCTCGGCAAGCCCGCCGAAATCAAGATGACGTTCTCCAAGCCGGTGTTCCCGCCCGTGTTCAAGGACACCATCCAGGTCTCGAGCTTCGCCGACACCGTGCGCACGAACATCATCGACCTCTCGGATCTCGACTGGGCTGCCGCGTTGCAGCAGACCCAGCTCTCGACGGCGGGCTATCCGATCGCGGAGGTGACGTTCATCGCGACGAAGTTCTGCAACGTCCTGACCGACACGCTGCATTTCAGCGTCGAGCAGGTCGTGACGCCCTACAAGGGCATGGCGGCGTTCGGCGGGACCAACTGCGCCGGATGCTGCACGTCGGCGGACACGACCTTCGACTACAACCCGCTCAGCCTCACGACGCCGAACACCACGATCGGCGGCATCGCCGTCTGTCGCTCGGCGCACCTCTACAACTCCGGATCGCCCGGCGGATTGCCTCCGTGCGTGTTCAAGGGCGTCATCATGGTCGACCCGCACGCGGCCACGTCCTTCGGCGCGTCGGCTGATGTGTATGGGCTCCAGCGATTCCGACTCCAGATCAACGGGGACTACGCCACGGGCAGTACCGCCTCCGGCCTGATGGGCTTCGTCCGCTACATCCGCAAGCCCTAAGCGAGTCGTGGCGCGTCCGCGGGGGAAGAAGGGGCGCGACGATTCGCCGGCAGCCACGGAGCAGCGCCGTGACGCCGCGAAGAAGTCGCGCCCGGGACGGAGAGCCTTCACTCCGTCCGAGGAGCGCGGTCGGGCCGAGTGCGTTCGGCTCGGCCGCTCGCTCTGCCCCCGCACGATGCGGCTGATGGCGCGGCTCGTCGGCATCACCGAGAAGTGTGTGAAGCGGATCGAAGCGGAGATTCGCTCCAACCTCCCCGACTTCCCGAAGATCGTCCAGCTCCGCGAGCAGATGCTCACGCCACTGGATCTCGTGTCATTCAACCGCGACCTGCAGGGACGATTCGGCCAGCCGACGCGCACCGTTCAGGACGTGAAGCACGAGGGGCTTTCGAAGACGCCGCTGATCATCCTCGACAGCGGCGAGGACGAAGCCTGGGAGGGGAGAACGAATGGTGCAGCGCATGCTGCTCCTCCTGATGGCGATTAGTCTCTCGCTCCCGGCCGAGGTCGCGCTCCACAAGCGCGTGATCAAGGCGGACTCGCCCGCGCAGCGCCTCGCGATGCAGTCCACCGCTCCCGAGACGGCGTATCTCGGCCGACGCTTCGGCGGCAAGAGCATCATAGGGAACCTCAAGGGCTTGAAGTTCGCGACGAAGTACGGCCCGCCCGACTGGCCCGAGGCGCGCATCGGCATCTTCCGCGAGGAGCGGGCGTCGATGCAGGCCACGACACTCGCCACGATGCGTGACGAGATCATCGGGCACGATCTGTGGAGCGCGCTCTACCACGCGAGCACGGACGAGCTGTGGCTGCCGAACAAGGCCATCATCCGCTTCTTCGGCATGAACGACCCCAAGCGCGCGCTCGGCACGCGCTACGCCTACATGTTCGGCGATCAGGCGGAGCAGCTGAGCTTCGCCCAGTACCAGATCGCCGTGTCGTGCTGCATGCAGCCGGGCTTCAAGTTCAACAACTTCCTGCTCGCGTTCAACCCGGACAACCCGGAGCACTGGGCCTACAAGCGATTCCGTCCCGACCTGGGAGACGGTCCGCGCTTCGACAAGCACGGCCACTACGCGGACGCGGTGCTCGTCGGAGAGCACGACTTCCTCGACCGGCTCAAGCCCCACGAGCGCCTCCGCCTCGAGCGTCTCGAAGGCGTGTGGCGCGAGCGTCTGCGCTTCGGCCGGTGGGTGGGCTTCACCGGCCTCGTGCTGAATCGCTGGGACCCGCGCATTCACATCGTCGATCCGCCCGCGTCGTGGGCTGAGTGGGGCAACCTGCCTCCGCCGTCGTGGCGTCGGCTGCGCGGCATCGACTTCGGCACCAACCCCGACCCCTACGCGTGCGTGTGGATCGCCCTCTCCCCCGAGGGGCGCTTCTACGTCTACCGACAGGACTACCGGCTCGGACTGACGAGCGAGGATCAGGCCGAGGCGCGCATCAAGCCGATCGACCGCAGCGAGAGCGAGCTGCTCTGGCACGCGGCCGAGCTTGCCGGCGACAACGAACGCGGCCGCGAGATGCGCGCGGAGTGTCGCGAGCACAACGAGGGAGGGCTGTTCGTGCGGACCTGGACGGATCACTCCGCGGATTCGCGCCTCACCTACCTCAAGCACGGCGTCCACTCGTGGCCCGCGCTCAAGGAGGTTCAGGCCGGGATCGACACGCTCAACTCGCTGCTCGATCCGGGCTGGCCCGGAGGTCCGCGCCTGTTCTTCGTGCGCAACAACCTCGTGGAGCGCGACGACGAGCTTGCCGACGACGAGAAGAACGTGCCTACGTGCTTCGAGGAGGAGGTCGGGCGCATCGTGTGGAAGACCGTCAAGGTGGGCGGAGGCGAGGAGCAGCGCGACGTCCCGGTGGACAAGCACAACCACGCCTTCGACGCCGTCCGCTATGCGTGCCACTCGTTCATCCTGCGCGGAGGCTGGGCGTGAAGGCTCCTCCGCTTCCGATCAGCGTGGTGTGGGCGTGGCTGGTGGGCGGGGCCGCGTGGCTCACGCGGGTCAGCCTGTTCACGGCTGGGGCAGCCCTGCTGGGCGGGGCGTTCTCGCCCCGGGCTGGCGAGGCGGCTGCCGGGCTGATGCTGCTGCTGGTGGGCGTGGTCAGCACCCTGCCCCGGCCGAAGGCGCCCGGGGCCCGCCTGCCGGACCCTGAGAAGGACCGGGAGGCTCTGTGAAGCTCGGCGACGCCATGAGATCGGTCCTCGCAGGCCTGCGGGCCCCGGACTACCCCGCCGACGGTGCCAGCATGGCCCAGCTGCAGGACGCCCAGCCCGAGCTGTTCCCCGGCATCCCCGCGTGGTTCATGCAGGCGCCGTTCCAGCCCGATCAGTTCACCTACCAGTACCCGAAGGCTGCGGCGCTGATTCCCGTGGTCTACTCGTGCATCACGCGCATCGGCGAGGATCTCGCGGCCCTGCCGATCCGCTTCTACCGTGGGCGAGGTTTGTCGCGCGTGGAGCTCGAGCCCACTGATCCCATTGTTCAGCTGTGGGAGCGGCCGAATGATGTCCAGTCGGGCTTCGAGTTCCGCCGCGATCTGTGGTGCTCCAATCTCGCGAGCGGCAACGCGTACATGTACGACGATCACCGGACCAGCGACGTGTTCAGCGGCAAGCTTCCGGATGCGCTGTGGGTCGTGCCGGGCCATCTTGCTCGTCCGATCCCAGGTCCGAACCGCACCGTGCGCGCCTACTGGTACGAGCCGACGATCACGCCGATTCCGAGCGAGTACATGATCGCGTGGCGCCGGTGGAATCCGAACTGGAACCCGCTCCTGCCGGCGCCGCTCGGCCTGTCGCCGCTGTCCGCGTCGCGCATGTCGTGGGAGACGCGCTTCGACATCCTCCGGTGGAAGCGCGATCTGTACGAGAACGGCGCGAACGTGAATCACATCTTCTCGTTCAAGCCGGGGACGGTGGGCTTCGACCCGGCAGAGTTCAAGGCGGCGCAGAAGGCCATCCTCGCGATGAACAGCGGACAGCGGAACCGCTGGTCGCCCGTCGTGGTTCCGAACCTCGACCTGCTCCAGCACGGCATCACGCCGCGCGACATGATGTTCCTCGAAGGCGCCAACCTCGCCGACAAGGACGTGTGCATGGTCTACAAGCTGCCGCCCGCCATGATCGGCATCCGTGATCAGGGAGCGATGCAGCGCGGCACCAACGTCCTCGACGAGCTGCTCATGTACGCGATCCAGTGTCTCGAGAAGGAGGCTCTGCTGTTCTCGTCGGTGGTGACGGCGCAGTGGTGCTACCGCTACGCCCCGGGTGTCTACTGCGAGGTGGACACCAGCGGACTGCTCGCCGTGCAGGATGCTCTGACCAAGCAGGCCGACGGCATCGCCAAGCTGACCGGGCGCTTCCCGCTCACGCTGAACGATGCCCTCAAGCGCATGAACATGCAGCCCGCTCCTCCCGACGGACTGGGCGACGAGTACGTGGTGCTCAACACCATCGCGCTCGCCGAGTCGCTGAACGATCCCGAGCCAGATCCCGCCCTCGCGGTTGACGGCGCGCCGAAGCAGGAAGCAACCGGGCCCGGCAAGCCTGCGGCGAAGGAACGCCGGACGCGTCGTTCGCATACGCGGCTCGCGCGCTTGATGCGCGACTACCGTGGGGCGCGCGGCGATCGACGCAAGGAACTTCGGAAGGAGCTGCGCCTCGCCCACGACAAGAACCTCTCGCGCTACGAGGCGCGCGTGAGTCGGTGGGCGACGCTTCACTTCCGCGATCAGATGCACGGTGCGCTCGAGGCTGCGCGACTCGATCCGCGGTTCCAGCACATTCAGGAGCGCGACAAGCAGAAGCTGACGTTCGAGAACTTGGTCCCGGAGAGCGACGAGGCGATCCGCGCGAAGCTCGAGAAGATCTACGAGGACATCATCGAGGAGCGCGGCGCCGAGGCCGGTGCGGAGATCGGCGTGGAGGTGGCGCTGGAGTCGCAGCGCGGCATGCTGCGCGACCTGATCGCGCGGCGCTCGCACGACATCATCAAGGGCATCGACGACACGACGTCCTCGCGGCTCGATGAGGCGCTGACCTCGCTGGTGAACGGCGAGACGACCACCATGCAGGACCTGTACGAGATGATCCGGCAGGTGTTCGAGGGACGCATCAACAACGCCGAGACCATCGCACGCACGGAAACCGCGTGGGCCTACAACACGGCGACGTTCCAAGCGTTCGACGAGTCGGACGTGAAGTTCAAGTCCTGGCTCACCTCGCACGACGACGCGGTGCGGCCGTCGCACGACGACTGCGAGGCCGAGGGCATCATCGCGATGGACGAGGCATTCTCGAACGGGCTGCTGTACCCCGGCGACGAGAGCGGCGACGCGAGCGAGGTGTGCAACTGTCGCTGCGCGCTGATCGCCGAGTTCAGCCCGAGCGGCGACGTGAGCGGCGAGGACACCGATGAGGAGCAGTTCTCGCGCTCGCTCGACGGCCTCATCGCCCATCGCAACGGCCACTCGAACCGCGTGTTCCGCGAGCTGGTGAACCGATGAGCTATCCGCTCAAGATCGTCTGTCCCGCGTGCGCCGGAACCGACATTCAGGCGCGCGGGCAGCAGGCGGAATGCCGCTCCTGCGGACACCAGTGGCAGCTGCCGCGTCGGCGTCGTATCATGCGCGCCGGAGCCAAGGAGGGCAGGGGCGATGAGTGAGCGACGTCTCGGGATTCTGGCGCTGCGACCGGCGTTCCGCGCGATGGCGAACGCGGTGTCGTCGAGCGATGGATCTCCGCCGAGTGGGGCGAGCGACGATGATCTGGCGAAGATCAACGCCATGACGCATCGCGTTCTCGTTCCGCGCACGACCGACAACTGCTTCGTGCGCTACGCCGACGTGATCAACGACCAGCCCTTGAAGAACGGATACTGCCTGCGCCCCGAGGGCGTCGCGGCGATCTCGCGCCTGATCTACGACACCGGCGTCCAGCCCAACCACGACACGGGCGACGGCTTCAATGGCGGAGGACTGTCGGCGCTCCCCCTGGGACGTTGCTTCGCCGGTGAGATGGTCATGGACAACGGAGTGTGCGTGACGCGCGCGGGCTTCACTTTCCCGCGGACCGCACTAACGACTGAGCTCGTCGGGCGGATGGACGGAGGGGCGATCAGTGAACTGAGCGCTCAGTTCTTCTACGACCGACTGACGTGCTCGATCTGTGGCGGCGATCCCGAGCAGTTCGGTCACGAGCATCGGCCCGGCTCGATGGTGGACGGCAAGATGGCGCTCGCGTTCATCGAGGGTCCGGACGAGTACCTCGAGACGTCGCTGGTGTGGATGGGCATGGCGAACGACACGCGCCTGCGGCTCGCGGCCAAGCGGTTCGGCACCGAGGGCCCCGACGCACCGGAGGAGACGCCGGAGAGCGAGGGCGATCCGTTCCTGCAGATCGTGCTCGCCGAGGAGCGGCAGCGCGAGGCCATCCGCGCGATGTTCGGTCCGACCGGCGACGAGTTGGTGGAAGCACTGTTGGGCCCGGCGCGATAGGTCGCGGCGGTTTCGGTTCGCCCGCCAAACGGCGGGCGGTGGGGACGGACGCAAGTCCAGGGTCACGGGGATGCCGCCTGAGGGCGGGCGAACCGGAGGAGGGTTGGAAGTGAAGCTCGAAACCGAGTTCAAGATCGACGGGACCAGCACCGCAACGCTGCGCCAGTCGCTGGAGGACGGCATCAATGGCGTCCGTCAGCATCTGCTCGCGCTGAGTGGAACCACCGGACCGAACACCGAGGCGATCACCAAGGCGGCTGCCGATCTGCAGGTCATGCACACCACCGTCGAGGCGATGGCGGGACGGCTCGCGAAGGCCGAGCAGATCGCGCTCTCGCTCGAGCGCACCGCTGGCCACCTCGATGGCACGCGCGACCTGAACCTGCGCGGGCTCAAGTCGATCGCCTCGAAGTACGACCCCGAGTCCTACAAGTTCGACGCGGCGCAGGACTCCGAGGCGAACTGGATGGCGCCGGAGTTCAAGGACAAGAAGGCACAGTTCTCCCTGCTCATGGCGAACGATCACGACCTCGACGTGCTCGAAGAGCGCGAGCGCAAGATCGTGCTGCGGTGGCGCGAGCTGCACGACACGTTCTCGACGTGCCATCAGATCATGCTGGCGCACCTGTCGCGGCGCCCCGCTGCGCTGATGGGCTACCTCAAGGCCGGTGGCTTCAAGTCGCTGCCGGGCTACGCCGAGTTCGATCCGCTCAACGAGCAGATCAAGCTCGCGGCGGCGATGGACGAGCAGGAGGCCGGGTCGGGCCTCGAATGGGATCCGACCGGCGTCTCGACGCTGCTGATGCCGGAAGTCTATCCCGAGTTCGGCTTCCGCGGACTCGTGCCGACCGTCCCGATGCCGCGCTCGCCGTACCTCTACCCGGTCGAGCCGCCGTTCTTCTACGCCAAGAAGGCGCGCGAGGCCACGGACGGCACGCCGAGCAGCAACCGCAACCTGCCTCCGCAGGTCCTCACGACCCGCAACGTGACCTTCACCGCGACGAAGCTCGCCGCGATGATCCAGCACTCGACCGAGCTCGAGGAGGACACGATCGTTGCCCTCGCGAGCGCGATCCGCGCGGGCCTGGGAATGGCGATCGAGGCTGCCATCGAGTCGTGCTGGATCAACGGCCAGTCCACCGCCATCAGCGGCACGACCAGCACGTTCGATACCGGCGAAACGTTCGATGACGGCTCCTCGACGCTGCTCGAGGATCAGCGCCGGAGCTGGAACGGCATCCGCTACGGCTGCTCGCTGACGGGCGTCGTGGAGGACGCGTCGACCGGCTTCACCGTGGACAACGTGTCGAACGTCGCCGCGCGTCTCGGACGCTTCGGCAAGGTGCGCCGTGACACGCTGTTCGTCACCGGCTACATCGGCGAGGCGCGCTGCCTGACGCTCCGCGATGCGCACAACACGGCCGTCGTTCTCACCGCCGACAAGGCGGGCGGCGCTGGGACGTTCCAGACGGGCATCATGTACGCCATGTTCGGACGCCCGCTCTACATCAGCAACGAGTGGCCCGAGAACCTGAACGGTGCCGGCGTCGCGGATGGTGGTGGCGGGACGTTCACCTCGATCGGCCTCGTGAACACCAAGCGCATCCGCCACGGTGAGGTCCGCATGACCCGCATCGAAGCGTCGCGCGATTGGAACTTCGCGCAGGATCAGGTCGCGGTGCGTGCCACGTACCGTGGCGTCGGCCAGTTCACCGTGACCCCTTCGGCGACGGACAAGTCGATGGGGCTCATCGTCGGCATCAAGTAGCACCTCGCAGGGGCGGCATCCCCCCGAGGAAACGGTGGCGCCGGGTTCATGAGGCCCGGCGCCTCCCAAACTTCACAGGAGAATCGAGCCATGGGCGACCAGGAAACGGCCGAGCAGAAGGCGGCGCGCGAGAAGGCCGAAGCGGCGGACGCAGCGGCGAAGGCGCAGGCCAGCTACAAGACCGTGAAGATCGACGGCGCGCAGGTGCGGATCAACGAGCGTGGCAAGACCGAGCTGGTCAAGGTGTCGCATGGCGAGTTCGGCGGCTACGACTTCAACAAGGACGGCAAGGTCGATCCGAACGAACGGTTCGACTGCAAGCAGGGCCAGTGCGTCGAGCTGACGCCCCGGCGAGCGAAGATGCTGCTCGACACGCACGGATTCATGTACGTGCCCGAGGGGCAGGCCATCCTCGACGAGCAGCGCGCCAAGGCCAAGGCTGCGTCCGACAAGCTGGAAGCCGATCGCAAGCGCGCGGCCGAGAACGCGGCGCTGTAACGGAACACGATGACGCCGATCTCGAGTCCGCTGCTCTCGCCTTACTCGCTCACCACCGAGGAGGAGTTGTTCACCTACTTCGGGGCGACGAGCAAGGAGGAGAACCGGCCCAAGATCGTGCGGTGCTGCAACGAGGCGCTGGCTCGGCTGGAACATCGGCTGCGTCGGCGCCTCGCTGTTCGTACCTATCGCAACACCACCACGCTGACCTGCACGCTCACCAACAACGTGGCGACCATCACGGGCAGCGGCTTCCTCGCGCTCAAGGTGCTGGACGACGTCGTCGCTCCGAGCGGCATCCAGGCCGGGACGCGCCTGCTCTCCGTCCAGTCGGACTCCGCCGCGACGCTCTCCCTGCCGGCGACGGCCGCTGGTGCGACCGCGCTCACGTTCGGCTCGGCTCCGCTCGAGGCCGATCGGCTCGACGCGCACACCGTTCACATCCCCGAGTACCCCGTTCAGGCTCTCTACTCCTGCGGCTGGATGGATGACAGCGGACTCTTCACGAGCCTGAGCACCACCGGGGCGCGTCTCGAGAAGCGGACGGGCGAGCTGTTCCTGCCCAACGACTTCTTCCCCGAGATCGGCCGCGTCGTCATGGAGTGCAAGGCGGGCTTCGTCCCGCCCACGGGCGCGCAGCTCGGCGATCCCGAGTGGTTCGATCTCCAGCAGTTGCTCCACCGCTGGGCGGGCTATCTGTTCGCCGACCAGACGCAGAACCGCGGACGCGTCACCAACGCCACCATCGGCCCGCTGAACAGTTCCGTGGACATGACGCTGCCCAAGGACATCGCCGACGAGCTCTGGCGATACGGACGCCGATGGTAGGCGTGCAGGTCTTCGGCGTCGATCGCGTCGTGAAGAAGCTCGTGAAGTTCGGGCACGACGTCGATGCCGCGAACCGCAAGGTCGCCGTGGATGGATCGCTGACGGTGCGCAACATGCTCGTGGCCCGGATGAGCGCGCCCAAGCGGCACGATCCCTTCTGGGGCGAACAGTCCCCGCTCGGCGACTTCCTCGCCCGGCGTACCGGTGCGGCCGTCGAGACGCTCAGCCCCGGGGGCGTGCGGGCCGCGTACAAGGTCGATCGCACGTGGTACGCGGCCGTGGGCTCACCTCTGCCCTACGTCCTGCTGCACGAGGAGGGCGGGCTCACGGGGCCCGCTGCCATTCCGACCGGCGCCGCGCAGCGCCGGGGCGGGAGCGGCAACCTGATGTTCCCGGGCGGGCCCAAGGACTACCCCGGGGCGTTCCACTGGCCGAGCAAGAAGATGCGCGAGAGCGAGAATCCCGAGGTCCGATCCAAGTACGGCCCGATGGGTCACTGGCTCGCGTGGACCAAGAGCGGCGCACTTGAGCTGCTGTTCCTGTTCAAGCAGAGCACGACGCAACGCGGGCGGCATCTGTTCGGTCACGTGCGCGCGGAGGTGCAGCCGATCCTCGCCGAGATGGGTTCGCTGCGCGTGCAGATCGCGACGGGAGAGGCCAATGCTTGATCCCCAGGACAGCCTGTTCAATCGCATTCCGGACGCGCTGGTGGCGTACATCTCGCGCTCGCGGACGGATCATCCCGAAGCGTGGGCCATCCCTCCCGAGACGATCGAGCGGGGCATCTCGCCGGCAATGGTGGACGAGGCCAACACGCCGACACCCTGCATCTACATCAGCTCGTCCGGCGACTTCGATGCCGTCGAGCAGCGCGCGCTCGGTTCTATCCGTTTCAAGCAGGTCATCACGATCGGCTTCTTCCTGCGGAACACGAACGACATCGAGAGAGACACCATGCGGTTCATGGACAACCTGTTCCGCGTGCTGATGCTCAACCGTCAGCTGCAGAACGTCGAGGATCCGGCTGCTGCCGGCGGGCCGCTGACGACGGGCATGCTGTCGATCCTCCGTGGAGAGATCCGCATCACGCTGGACCCGCCCGCCACCGGGGCGGTACGATTCGACTTGGGCGCGCAGTTCCAGTGGACGCCGACTCCGTTCGCAACGGGGTAGGCAGGGGCGGGGAGGGGTACGATGGCGGATCCGGGTCTTGGCTTTCTCAGCTACGGGCAGGCGGGCTTCGAAACGGCGTGGGCCACGGCCGTCGCGGCTAAGATTCGCCAGCCGATCGCACGCAACAACCCTCAGGCCGACGAGCCGCGCGTGCGCCCCAACACGATGGACGGGTCGATGGCGCAGAACATCTCGATCATCACCGGCAAGCGCGCGGTCTGTGATCTCGAGATCCTGCTCACCTACGAGTCGATCCTCTGGTTCGACTGGATCATGGGGAACGCGACGTTCGGCACGATGCAGACGCCGAGCGGTCCCGTCACCGGCGCCTATACGTGGAACTGGGGCGATCTCGGCAAGTACCTGAACTCGATGACCTGGGAATCGGGCATGGGCGACGTGCCGACCGGGAAGGCCGAGAAGATCATCGGGATGAAGTGCAACAAGGCCACGCTCAAGACGCAGGCCGTCGACGGCATCGGCTCCGTCCTGACCTTGCAGGCGAACGCGGTCGGCAAGACGTTCACCGACAACTTCACGCCGACCGGGGCGCTGGCGTTCGGATCTCCGCACTTCATCCTGCACCAGCACATCACCACGCTGACGAATCCTTCGGGTGTTCTCGCTGCTCCGCGGACCAACGACTTCACACTCGAGATCGACAACAAGCTGCTCGACAAGCGGTTCCTGCTCGAAGGCAACAGTCGAATCAGCGAGCCGATCCGCCGCGCCCGGCCGATGGTAACCATGTCGTTCACGGAGGAGTTCCAAACCAAGTTGGCGATGGACGCCTATATCTCCAACATCAGGAACGATACGCCGACCGGATCGAATCAGGTGACGGTCGTGTTCACGACCGGCCCCTACATCCTGACGATCGCCATGTGGGGGGCGCTCTCGACCTTTCCGGTGCACGGCGTCGAGGGCGAGGAACTGCTCAAGCAGAAGCTCGTGATGGAAGCCGAGGCGGGCGGATCGCAGATCCTCGCGATGTCGCTGGTCAACCTGAACAACACCTATTTCTAGGAGCCGGGAGCCATGAGCCAGTCGGAGCCGCTGCAGGTCTCGAAGCCGTCGAGCATCAAGTTCGGTTCGCGTCTCATCACGCTGCCCGTTCCGGGTCCGGATGGCCCGATCGTTCTCCGTGTCGTGCCGCTCCGCCCCGGCGAGTTGTTGGGCATCGTGGGAGGGGTCCAAGGGCTCCCCGAGGATCCGACGGCCGTACACGAGTCCGCTCAACCGCTGCCTCCGGATCCGGCGAATCAACCGGCGCTCGTGCGCCGCGTCATCGCGACGTTCGATGAGGCCTCCGCTCGCTACGCGCTCGTCGCAAGGGCGGCGATCCTGGAGCCGGAGTTCTCCTTCGGCCCGGAGCGCGAGGAGGGGAAGGCGTGGTGGGGCGATGTCGAGTGGGAGAATCAGGTGGGCCTCGTCGCCGAGATCTCGCGCATCAGTGGAACGCGCATCGACACCAACTCCCCGGAGGGCAGCGCGGCGCAGCGCACGGTGCGATTTCCTGCGGACGGAGAAGGGTCGGGAGGCGGCGACGCTGGTGCTGGCGATGGCGCGAGCGCGGATGGTGCCGCCGCACGTTGAGCTGGGCTTCGCCGACGCGCCGGAGAACCTCCAGCGCGCACTCGACGCCGAGGTGATCGTGTCGGCTCGGACCCATCGCATCGTGCAGATCAATCGCGTGATGAAGAACGCGAAGAAGGACGCGATGGGCTTCGACGTCTTCGCGGGACTGCTCGCGGAGATAGCGGCTCAGGCCGGGGGGTAGAGTGCCGAATCTCATCGAGATCGTCATTCACGCGACGGACGCTGCGAGCGCCGAGATCACGCGTGCCGAGGAGGCGCTCACCGGACTCGAGGCCGCGAGCGCCAAGCTCGTCGGCTTCCTGATGAGCCCGGGCGGGCTATTGCTCGGCTTCGCGGGCGTGGGTGCGGCAGCGTTCGAGATGGCCGATCACTTCGGCACGGCGATCCAGCAGCTGCAGAACATGAGTGACCGCACCAACATCTCCATGAACGATCTGCGCAACCTCCAGGTCGTGCTCCGCGAGAGCCACCTCCCGACGGAGAACCTGTCGGTCGCGCTCACGATGCTGAATCGCAATCTCGCGAACCACAAGGAGGCGCTCGTCGCCGTCGTCGGGAACGTGAACACGCCGATGGAGGCGCTGATCAAGCTGTCGGAGCGCGTGCAGCAGGGCGGCAACGCGGCGAAGATCGCCTTCGATGCCTTCGGCCGTGGCGGCATGGCTCTGGCGCCCGTGCTCGAGTTCCTGGCGTCGCGTCTGGATGACGTCAAGAGCCGCCTCACGCAGCTCGATCCGGCGACGATCGAGACCGCCAAAAAGTTCGACGAAATGGTGGAGAAGCTGAAGACGCGCGCAATGAACATGACGCTGGAGCTCAACAAGGAGATCCTCCAGACCATCACCTACTGGCAGGCCTTCGGCGTGTGGTGGGCCACGCTCGGCGACAACATCGCCCACGGGCGCCTCATCACCGACGACGCGCACAGCCCCGACAAGGTGCGCCAGCAGTTCCTCGATCAAGCGGCGGGCCAGTCGTTCTTCGACATCGTGACGCGCATTCCCGAGACCAAGCGCGAGGGCTTCGACGACGGCACGAAGGACAAGTATGACCCGGGCGCCGTGCGGCTCGCGGTGACTAACGGCATCTCGCTCGACGCGGCGCAGAAGCTGTGGGACTCGCAGAAGAACATCGGGCTGGAGCACCTCGGCGCCGCGCAGGGCCTCGCGCGCGGGGAGTTCCTGTCGCCCATCACCGGGGGCAAGGACATCGGTCTCGAGCACCTGCGCGAGATCCAGCAGTTCATCCTCACCGGCCTGTGGCCCGCGCAGAAGAAGGTCAAGGACGAGTTCCTCGACTGGGGCAAGATCAATCAGGCGCTCGCCGCGCAGCTGAGCAACGACTTCGGCTACTTCTTCAACACCGTGCTCGGCGACGGCTTCAAAATCATGCACGACTTTGGAACGTTGGTGAAGCAGATCGCGATCGACCTCGCGAGCACGATGGCGATGATCGGCCTGGGAACGGGCCTCGTCTCGCTCGCCGCTGGTGCGACCGGTGGCGTGCTCGGATTCATCGGCAAGGTCGGCAAGTCGATCCTCCCGCACAGCGCCGGGCGCGCGGGCGCGGGCGGCACCACGATCATCAACAACCACTACAACTCGCTCGACCAGCGCTCGCTCCGCATGAGCATCCAGTTCTCGGGCGGCTCGTTCCGTCAGGCTCAGCACAACGCCGGGCTCGGGATGGTCTACTAATGCCGAACACGGGCAGCGTCCGCTTCTGGTTCAACAACCTCGCCGAGACGGCCGTGCTCAAGAACGGCACGGGCGGTGGCGCCCCCGCGGACGATGAGGTGGCGGGATGGCCAATGGAGAACGCGCTCGCCAAGGACCGGACGTTCATCTGGCAGCAGTCCTCGGGCGCCGGCACGATCGAGTACGACTTCGATCTCACTGGCGCCGGGAGCAACGTGACGGTCGGCCTGCTCGCCTCGCTCGGCCACTACGGCACGCCCTCGACGGCCATCGGCATCGCTTCGATCCTCACGCGCTACTCGACCAACGCGAATGGCTATCCCCCGGTCGCCGCGTCCTCGTGGACGTCCTTCACCGGGGGCGGTCTGACGCTGGGCCTCGGCGTGCGCGACGCTGCGGCAGTCATCGCGGTTCCCGTGGCGTGCCGGTACATCCGTTACGAGATCACGGCGACGACCGCCTTCGCGCTCGGCCGCGTGTTCGTCGGAGGAGTGGCCGATCTCGACTGGGGCTTCATCTCGTCGCCGGGCAGGCTGCGCGAACTGGTCAAGCCCATCCTCGCGAACGAGGTCGGAGCAAACCCGACCAAGACGCGCGTGGGCGACAATCACTACGTGCTGCACATCCCGATCAACGAGGACACGATCAGCGTGATCCAGAACCTCCGCATCGTCGCCCTCAAGGATCAGCCGTTCCTGATGATCGACTTCGATGGAACTGTGACTGAGGCGGTCGTGGACGACGACCGGATGCGCGAGACTCTGCTGTTCGACGTCAGCGAGCTCTACGACGCCGACATTCGCATCCGCACGCTGGGCTAGGCCATGCCCTCGGCTGCCTATCTCGCCCAGCGCATCCTCAGCGTCCGCGACGAGGCGCGCCTCATCAAGATCGAGCTGACCGATCCCTCGACGCAGACGCTCTACCTGTCGAACCGCCCCGGCGTGTTCACGCCCGGCGCCCCGCCGCAATACTGGCAGCCGGTCATCGACGACGTCGGGCCCGTGGTTCACCAAGGATCGCTCGGAAGCGTCGACCCGGCGCTCGCGACGTTCGACTTCCACGTGGCGCCGATCCGCCTCGGGTACCAAGCTGCCGGCGACACCGCACTCGACTCCTTCGCCGCGTTCTACTGGTACGGCGCCAAGGTCACGCTCTACGAGTGGATGATGGGCAGCACCGACATCGCCGACCTAACGCCGATCTTTACCGGCGTCGTGATCGATCCGCAGGGCGAGAACCTGGGAATGCGCGTGACGTGCCAGCAGCGCAACTCGTGGGTCCAGCTGCTGCCCGCCGACACGGTGAATCGCATCGAGGACCCGCGCGCACCGGAGGCTTCCATCGGGATGCCGAAGTCGATCGCGTGGGGCGACCTGCGCGACCTGCCCGCCCGTCCTCCGGCGGATCCGCAGGGCCTGTTCAAGCAGGGAATCGTGAGCATCGCCGGCATCCGCTGCGCGGGGATCCGGGGCGTCGTCACGCGCATGGGTGCCGGGGGCGGCATCACGCCGCAGAAGGGGCGCGTGGTTTTCGCGGCGCACGCCTGCGATCTGTTCAACGACGACGCGAACGGTTCGACGCCCGCGATCGAGATGGGCGATCGCGTGGGCGAGATCGACCCGACCGATCCATTCAACACTAGCGCGGACGGTGCGGGCTTCGACCTGCAGGACATCACCTCGGCCGGAGTCCAACCGTTCAATGCGTTCTATCCCGTGTTCGTGACGGACTCGCAGCAGCCAGCCGCGAACAATGGAGAGAATCCCAGGGCCGCGACCGATCCGTTCAACGACACGAGCTACGCGCGCATGGACTACACGGCCAACCTCCGCGAGCTGAACTTCCCGCTCCCCGCGCTCTCGCCGCAGGGAGCCGCCTACGGACACCGCATCGTAATCGGCTATCAGACCTCGCCCGGGGCAACGCACCTCGAGTTTCAGTACAACGGGCCGCTCGGTCCGAGCGCACTCACGGCGCTGCCGGCGAGCACTACGCCCAACGTGAAGTCGGTGATCGTGAACACGGTCGGCGGCTTCCCGGCTGGCAACGGCTGGCAGTACGCCGATTATCAAGCGTTCATCCAGATCCTTTTCAGCGGAGCCGCTCCGGGTGAGTGGGCGCGTATCTTCTACGTCGGCGCTGCGATCTGGTTCCGGCCCAACTGGCCGATCTTCACTCCCGCTTCGGGCGGCTGGGCGATCCCCATCGTTCAGATCCCGAATCAGATTCGCGGGCGCGGGCCCGATGCCGTCGATGCCTACGAAAAGGGCACCAAGACCTTCCGCGTGGACTCGACGTTCTACGCCACGCTCCGCGGCCGCAAGGACGACGGCGGTGGCACAGCGACGGGGGTTGCTAACGCGCTGGTGGAGCGCCCGCCCGACATGATCCGCGACATGCTCGTGAACTACTGCGGCGAGAGCACCAGCGACATCACGAGCGGCGGCGGCAATCACGGCGACTTCGACGACGTCCGCGCCGACCTCAAGACGTGGCGGCTGAACGACATGAAGCTCGCGCTCGCCGTAGACGACTTCCGCGACAGCAGCGACGTGCTTCGGGACATGTGCGCGGGCGGCGGAGTGTGGGCGTTCATCTCGACGCTCACCGACAAGTGGAAGGCCGTCGCATGGAAGCCGGGCGCCACCACCAACGCCCCGCGCAAGCTGCGCCGCTGGGACCTGATGAACCCCTCGGGCCCGAAGATCATTGAGCACCGCGACGACGTCGTGAACGATCTCGCGGTGCGCTACGCATTCGACGCCCACCAGCGTAGGACCATCTGCGAGACGTTCGTCGGCAAGGACCGATCCTCGTCGGGTCACATCTTCCGCGCGCTGCGCGAGGAGTCCTGCACGGTCATCGCGAGCCGGAGCGATCGCATCGATTTCAGCGACTCCGGCGGCAACCACGTCGCGACGCTCACGGCCGGATCGTATACGCCGATCGGCCTCGCGATCGAAGCCTCCGCGAAGATGAGCGCGCTCCACGCCCACAACCTCGTGATGGTCGCGTGGGGCTTCCAGGTTTCGGCGAGCTACAACGACAAGCTCGACTTCAACGACGGCTCTGCGCGCACCGGCACGCTCAACGCCGGGACCTACACGGGCGCGACGATGGCCGTGGAAGTGGCGCGCGCAATGAACGCGGTGTCGAGCAACTGGTCGTGCACGTACTCGAGCACGACCTACAAGTTCACCATCAGCCGCAGCTCGGGCACGGCGCAGCTCAAGTTCGCCGGTGGAGCGAACGTCGCCAAGACCGTGGCGACCATGCTCGGCTATATCATCGCGGACAAGTCCGCCGGCAGCCCCTACGTCGGCGACTTCGCGGTCGAGGTCGAGCGGTACGCCTTCGGCGCGCTGACGGACAACCTGATCCTCAAGTGGGAGACGGGCGCGAACGGGATCGACGCTGCCACGCCGCGCGGAGCGGGCGTGCTGTTCGGCTTCGACATGGCCCGCGACTACGACGAGTCCGCGACCTTCTGTCTGCCGCAGAGTCCGGCGAACGCGCGCGAGCAGCGCTGCGCGATCTCAGGAGACCGCTATGGCAAGCGCACGCGGCGGACGTTCGACCTGCGCGCAGTGCGCGACACCGAGACGGCCCGCGAGATGCGGAACCGGCTCCTGTCGTGGTGGGAGGCGCCACCGGTCGAGATCCAGTTCCAGACCGAACGCGCGTTCGACTTCGACCTGGGACACATCTTCGAGTTCGATGCGACGCTCGATGAGGTCCAGCCGTTCACGGTCCGGGGGACGGATGGCTCGTGGGTCGGCAAGCAGTTCATCGTGACGGGGCTGGTCCGGCACAGCGTTCCGACCAGCCATCAGGAGCTGGTGGCATTTCTCGTGCCCGCGTCGTAGAATCCGGCTCGGGCCAAGGAGGGTGGGGGCTATGGGCAAGACGCTTCGCGCACGGTTCACCGGGTCGCTGCTGCTGGCGACGCTTCTCGCGTTCACCGGCTGCCTCCCGGCCGAACTCCTCGCCGACGTCGGTGACGGCGGAACGATTCTCCCGCAGGAAACTGCGCGGCCGGTCGCCGTGAAGGGCCCCGACGGCAAGGGTCACTTCCTCACCGGAAGCAACGCGGGCGCCATCGCGATCTCGAATCCACCGCAGGGCTGGATCTATCGCTACCAGTCCGTGATCCAGGACACCATGTCGCGCTGGGCTGGAACGCAGCAGGGTGCTCGCTCCCCCGACACCAGCGCCGTCTACAAGGCCGACGGCGCGACGACGTGGGTGCTCGAGATCCTCCCGAGCTACACGCCGACCTCGGCGGGCCACCTGCTCGCCGTGTCCTTCGGACGGCATCCCGTCCAGTCGCGCGATTCACTCTCGACCTTCGTTCCGGTGCTGCGCTATTCGCATCCGATCGGCGTCACGGGCAGCACGCCTCCCGACACGCTCGGAAGCATGGTCGATCTCCAATCCAACGTCGCGCAACCGACGTTCAAGGATTCGCTCGCGCTCCAGGGCGAGACGGTTCTTCCGCTCGGGCCCGGCCCGATGCCGCGCGGTCGCTCGTACCAGTTCACCGGCATCACTACGGACTGGATCTCGCTACGCGTCCGGCTGCTCCAGTCGTTCACCGGAACGAGCATCGCCGCTTCCGACGGGACGGGGCTCGTGCTCACCTTCCGCATCAACCTCTATGGGTACCGATGATGCTCGCCAAAGCTCCCCGATGGTTGCAGACCACGGCCGTGTGGTCTTACGTCGTCTGGCTGCTCATGACGCTGCCGGTGGTGTGGCTGTTCGATCAGGTGTTCCGCCGCGAGAGCCCGACGCAGCGAGCGGAGCGCATGGCGAAGTACCCCGATCCCTACGGCAACCGAGCGCGCGGCAACCTCGGGCAGATCGAGACGCACATAAAGTTCCCATGAACGAACGGCTTTCGCGCGGCGAGCGGTGTTTCTGCATCCTGCTGGTGGCCTTCTGTCTCGCCGCGATCGCCTACACGACCGTCGTCGAATTCCACGGCTGGTATACCGGCTTCGGCCGGAGCGCATGGAGTCTGGAGGACTACCGATGAGAACGATCGCGAGGCTCGCGGCACTGCTCACCCTGATCCCTGCGATCGCCGGGGCGACCGGGCGGACGGGTTCGCTCGTGATCCGTCATCCGATTGACCCTGCCGCCGTCACCACCACGCCCGCGAACTTCCAGGCCGCGTGCCAGTTGACCGAGGGCGAGCTGATCATTCGCAATGCGCCGATGGTTCTCGTGCCGGCGAGCGCCTGCGTCACGGCCGACGCCTCCAACAACCGCTTCATCGCAAGCGGTGTCACGACCCAGTGCGCCATCACGGTTCACGAGAACTGGGCGATGAACGTCACGCACGGTTTCTATCCGGCCGCGTTCGCGCCTTGGACATTCCTCTCGGGAGCGACGTGGCCCGCTGGTCCGCAAATCTGGTTCCTCTCGCCCGTCAGCGGGTGCGGGACCGACGCTCCGGTTGCGGGCGATTCGATGGGCGTGGGCGACTGCTATGCCGGGCCGACTCTGAGCGGGACGTTCTACGACACGGCTAATCCGAGCCTGCGGTGGAAGGACCTCTACGCGAGCGGCAAGGCGGCCGTCCGCTGCAATGCGAGCAACGGCCCTCCAACCAACTGCACCACGCCGGTCGGCGGCATCCTCCGATGCATCATCGGCTACAAGGCAAGCGTGAACAGCAACGGCTCGAGCGGCAAGGACGTCGACTCGCTGCGCGTTCTGACGGGGACGACCGAGGACTCGATGGCGGTGTGGACCTGGGAACGCTTCGCGGGCGATCCGGCACGGCAAATCTTCTGCCTCGGTAGTGCGACTGGCCTCTTCGATGAGGGCTGCGTGCTCAAGGCGTTCGCGCTCGGTGAGAGCACCTGCGTTCAGAATGGCGACACCATGTTCCCGGACCAGACCTCGATGACGCAGGAGTACGGCCTCGTCGCGACGCGAGCCAACGGCTACGGTCATCCGGACGGCGCCTCGCTCTACTACGGCGGCGTGTATTGCCCGACGGCCGACACCTGCGACATCGCGAACGTCCGGGGCGGCTGCGACACGCTTCGCGCGCACGGCGTGAACTGGACCGCGCTCGTGGATCCCGAGAGCCTGACGACCGTGCGCGGCGCTGTCTTGATGGCGCTGCTCGCAAGCTATTCGAACGTCTCGTTCGCCCTCCAGCCGGTTTCCGGCACGTTCACCGACCCGAGTTCCGGCGCTGCCTCGACCACGCGCATCGGAGGAGCCGGACGCTGCATCGATCCCATCGGCATCAATCGCCGACGGACGATCTTCCCCTACGCGATGGGGGCGAACTCGAGGTTCGACACGCTGACCTGCGTCAGCGACTCCGGTTCCGTCGCATGCAATCTGCTGAATGGCTGGAAGGCTCTCGTCGCCGCCGTGGGATTGAACCGGATCGATTGGACCCTGTTCCCCGCTGCCGGCGATTGGACGCCGCAGGAGTGGACTTCGGCATCGGCGGGAACGGTCCAGCTGGCAGGCTCCGACCCGAACAAGACCTCGACACTGCTCGGCGGACAGGACTCGCTCATCGCCGCCATCCGTGGCACGGGAACGCGCTCCATCATCTTCTCGCCCACGATGATCGGCGCGAACGTCGGCGTGGGTTGGTCGGCGGAGGGTGGCGCGCTCACCGGCAAGACGGCCCCGGCTGGATGGTCGCCGAACGAGTCGCAGCTCCGCTTCAAGTGGGGCGGCATCACCTATGAGGGCGTCGCGCTCCTCGGTTCGCGCTGGGAGCCGAGCACGCCGCAGCGCTCGTGGTACTTCCCCTCTCACCCCGGGATCAACGCCGAGTGGGTCGCCGGGGCGGTCACCGGGAAGTTCTACCTGTTCGACGCGGGCGCGTACTACAAGCACAGTTTCTACACCAGCACCAAGGTCTTCGGCGTCCCGTTCGCTTCGTTCGGAGGGCCGATGGTGAATCCCTGGCCGCAGCGTCCCGGCGTTCGCGCGATCGTGTGGGTCACATCCGGATGGCAGTCTGCCGACGCGAGCCTCCCCGTTCGCGCGGACCGCACGAAGGGCTCCTTCGCGCGCTGGGTCCGCTGCGACCGCGTGCGGCCGCGGAATCCATGAGACAGGTCGTCATCAAGCGCAGCCAGCCCAGCGGAGCCACCGGCGATGGCGACGCGAGCACCTCCATCAGCGTGTCGCAGACCAACGGAGGCGGATCGCCGATCATCGCCACGATCGCGACGGCGGAACTCCCGGTTGCACCGTGTGGTCTCGGCTCGCTGGAATTCGCGGCTGCGCGCTTCTCGGTCATGGGGATGGGGGCGGTCGGTTCCGGAGTGACGGTGACCGGGTCGAGGCTGGTGTGGACGCTGGGATTGAACCATGACGAGATTGCCGTCGAGCTCGACAGCACGATGGAGGCGAGCGGGCTCTATCGGACGGCGCCGGGAAACTTGCCGTGGACCGGAACGCGCTTCGATGCGCTGACGCTGCGCGTCGAGATGGACGTCACGATCCCGGCCGGACAGACCGCGACTCTCTCCGTGGCGGAGCTGGTGGCGGAAGCGATCGAGATCGCGGACTTCGTCGGCGGTGCTGCCGGCGACGCCGTCGCGGTGGGGGAAGCGTGATCAAGGACCTGGGAATCTACGTCTACAACGACGATGACAGCGACCTGATCCTCGAGCTTCGCGATGGCTTCGGCAATCGCTATGACTTCACCGGCGCCACGGCGATCGTCCTCGTCTGCCAGAAGGTCGGCTCTCACGGCGGGGAAGTCGCCATCGCCGGAGCCGTCTATTCGGCCACCATCGACGGCTCCGCGCTCGGGCGCATCCGCTTCACGAGGATCGCGCAGGCTCTGGACGACCCGGGTCAGCTCGTCGTGCCGTGGCTGGCGCGCCCGCGCTGGCTCAACAGCGGCTCCACGCTGCCCAGCTATGGGCACACCGCCTACTCCTTCTCGCTGGAACGGTTCCCGCGCCCATGAGGCTCCCCGTGCCGGGCCTTCCGATCGAGCAGCAGCCGCCCGAGACGCTCCTCGCGATGCTCGTATGGGGCGAGGCGCGCGGCAAGCCTGCCGCCGACGACGCGGGCGTGGCGTGGACGGCGAAGAACCGGTCGATCCGGTCGGGCCGTCCGATCGCGCGCGAGATTCTTCGGCCGTGGGCCTACTCGTGTTTCAACGACGCGGATCACGAGGGCGAGCGCGAGAAGCTCCTCGATCCCTGCGCGCACGATTCCGTCGCGGCATGGGCGAGCGCCTGCGCGATCGCCGAGGGCGTCCTCGCCGGCACGATCCTCGATCCGACGAGCGGCGCGACGCACTACGTGCGCGATGATCTGTGGGGCGGTGCGACGCCCGCAGGGCACCGCGTTCAGTGGTACCACCAGTCGGAGATCGAAGCCGGTCGAACGGTCGAGACCGTGCGTCTCGCCCGCCACGTGTTCGCGAGGGCCGCATGATGCCGCTGCCGAAGAGGATTCGCGATGACGTTCTTTTCTGGTCGTGCGTGGTGATCATCGGTGGCGCGCTCGGCACGATCCTGAACTGGGCGGGCGACAGGGTCGAGGCTCAAGTGACGCAGCCGGTGCGCATCGCGCTCGCAGAGTCCACGCTCGTGCTGCATGCCGAGATCCGCGCTCTCCGTTCGATGACTGAGGGCACCCAGCGCGACGTCCACAGTCTCGGCGAGGCGTTCAGCTACCCGGTCGGCTCGTCGGAGCAGCGCGCGATTCTCAAGTCGTTCCGAAAGGAGCCGCGATGAGCAGCGGACTGCGGTGGGTCGGGCCCGGGGGCAAGCTGTTTCCGCTGGAGGACGCACCAACGCCAGCGCTGATCGCAATGGAGCGCGAGCTGGCCGATGAGGCCGATGACGGGATGGCGCTGGCGATGCTGGACGTCATCCGCGACACACTCAAGAAGCGCGAGGCGCAGATCCCATGAATCCGACCGACCCCGAGAGCGCGTTCTCGAAGCATCCGTTCCTGTTCCTGCTGGCGATCGGCATCGGCATCGCCGTCCAGTACCTCCACTCGCGCCGGGACTTCAACGACCTCGCGATCCTCGGTTTCAGCTTCGTCCTCAGCATGATCTTCTACGGATGGCTGTACGGTTGGCCCGAGAGCCTGTGCTGCGAGCCGATGCTGACGTGGCTGGATCGCGTCTCGGACTGGATGCTACTGTTCCCCGCGATCGCCAAAGCCACCTCGACGATTCCTGGCATGGCGAACAACTCCCGCGGACCGGCTGCGGGAGGTCCTACACCCGGAGGTCCCAATGCGACTGTCACGGTTGTTCCTGCCCCTCCTGCTTCTGGCGAGCCTGTCGTTCCTGCCGTCTCGGAGCAGCGCCGCGATCTACGGCAGCGAGCCGATCGCCTCATGGAAGCGTGCATCGCTGGCGCTCTCCGGTGGCTACCTCGGCTTCACCAGCGCCGACACACCTCAGTGGAACGGAGCCTCGATTGCGGCACTGGGGGGATATAGCATCGACCGCTTCACCCTCGGGGCTCAGCTCGAGCACGCCATCCCCATCAACTCGGACGGCCATCGCAACATCGCCCGGGCCTACCTGAACGCTCGCGTCGACCAGTGGAACATCGACTACCTGCATCTCGACGTAGGCGCGGGCGTGCTCGCGTGGGGTCGGACGGCGCCTCGGGACTGGACCGGGCTGGAGGCGCACATCACCGGCTCCGTGAAGCTCGCGCCACGCCTCGCCCTGAACGCCACGTTCCTCCACGCCTTCTGGATCAGTCAGGGGCCTGGGACCGACTACGACATGTATCGTGTGGCGCTCATCGGGAGGGCGGCTCCGTAGCACGCGGACCGGCTCCCCGCACACGAGCCGCACCGGGGCTTATTCCTTTCACCCGTTGACCGATGAGCGTCCACTTCTTCACGGAGGCATACCATGAGCGGATTCACTCTCGCCGATCTCGAGACGCGCATCGCGAACGCGCTCGGCATCGACCACGCGAACCTGAACCGGATCGTCGCGGCTGCGGTCGCTCAGTTCCCGGACCTGGCACAGCGCGCGGAGTTCATCAAGGCTGAGATCGCGAAGCTGATCCCGGAGGCGCTCGGCGACGTCGAGAACCTCGTGTCGGGATTCGTCGCGCACCTCGTCGCCAAGACGGCCGGCATCGATCCGGAGGCGTGGACCGGGCTCGGCTAGGACTTCTTCGCCCTCGCTCGCGGTCGCGCTGCCTGTACGGACGCGGCCGCAGCGGCGGCGCAGAACACGGTCACCTCAGGGGGAACGGTTCCCCCGGGGATGCAGATGCCCAGCTCGATGAGACGCGGCGCGAGCTGAGCGGCGATGCTCGGAGGAACGAGCGCGAACCGCGCCCACCGCTGGACGTCCGCCTTGCGAGCCGGGTCGCAGGTCTTCACGAGCGGCCACACCGCAACCATGAGGCGGGTCTGGAAGTCGGTGAGGACTGTGAGCGAAAGGACGGTGAACTTGATGGGCACGACCACCTCCAACGAAAAGCGCAGCTTCCGTGATCGGATCGTCGGCCTCGAGCGGGTCAAGGCGAGCAGCATCGTACCCCACCCGAAGAACTGGCGCGGACATCCTCAGGAGCAGCGGGACGCCCTCCGGGCCGTGCTCGAGCGGATTGGGGTCGCTGGAGCGCTGCTGGTGCGCCGTCAGGGCCGGAAGCTCCACCTGATCGACGGGGAGGCGCGGCTGGACGAGATGCGCGACCAGATGGTGCCTGTGCTCGTTCTGGACGTCACGGCCAAGGAGGCCGACGAGATCCTCCTGACCCACGACGCCATCGGCGCCATGGCCGAGGCCAACCCCGTGAACCTCACGGCGCTGCTGGCGGAGGTGAACTTCGGCGACGAGGGCCCGCTCGCCGACCTCATGACGGCGCTCCGGACGCAGGCGGAGGCCTTCGGCGACGAGCCCGCGCCCCCGGTGCCGCAGCCGGACGGGGAGAGCCCGGACGGGTCCGCCTCGGCGGGGACCAAGATGCAGCCCCTGTTCCTCACGACGTCCGATCAGGAGGCCCTCGTGCGGATGGACGAGGAGCTGCGCCCGGCGCTCGGCACCACCAACCTCTCCGACACGGTGATGGCCTGCGTGCGGCTGGCCCACGCGAAGCACGTCAAGCCATGATCACCGTCGTCTGTCCGCGCCACCTGCCCGAAGCCGATGCCGATGCCAAGCTCGGCGGGCGCGCCACGTCCGCGGACTACTCCCGGCTGTTCCGCGAGAACGTGAAGGTCACGACCTGGGACGGGAGGCTCGTCGCCGTGCTGCTCAAGCAGTGGGTCGCGGAGGACGTCGCGCGAGTGGCGTTCAACGTCCTGCGGAAGATCAAGTCTCCGCCCACCAACCGGGGCATCGCGACGCTCGGCCGGGGCGGGCGCACAACCCGGGCGGACGGTTCGATCGGCACCACGAACCGCGTGCTCACCAAGGAGCTCCGCGCGAACGGCCTCGCCGATGCGAGCAGCGCCGTGATCGGATTCATGGACCGCTACGTGCGGCTGCCCTTCTGTCGCAAGACCGCGTTCAACGCCGAGCACTCGGATCGCTTCGCCGCCTGCATGGACTACATCCTCGCAGCCGACGAGGCCTTCCAGACTCACGCCCCGGAGCGGTACGTGGCGCAGATGGAGAAGGTCCGCGCCACGCACCCGGACTTCGTCATCAAGGGGACTGCGTTCACCACCGTCACCGTCAATCGCAACTATCCGACGCGCTACCACAAGGACGCCGGTGACTTGAAGGCGGGCTTCGGCGTGATGGGCGTGCTGCGCCGGGGCTTCTACTCCGGGGGCTACTTCACCATGCCGCGCTTCGGCGTGGCGTTCGACGTCGGCAATCGCGACATCCTGCTCGCGGACGTCCACGAGGTGCACGGCAACACGCGCATCCGCGGCATCACCGGCGCCTACGATCGCGTGAGCGCCGTGTTCTACTACCGCGAGCGCATGCACCAGTGCGGCTCGATGGAGCAGGAGCACGCGCGCGCGAAGCACCGGCAGCCCGGCGACCACGTCTACGATCCACCGGCGAGCGAGTCGTGAAGATCGTCGTGTTCACCTACGACCGCGTGAAGGACGCATCCACGCCCAACATGCTGGAGGCTGCCGGCGCCGACTACCTCGTGGTGTGCCACAGCGAGGAGCGGCGCCGCGAGTACCTCGAGAACGGCACCGTGGCGAGCACGAAGCGGATCGTCAGTAGCAACGTGCCGATGGGGCTCGCGAACAACCGGAACTGGTACATCGATCACAAGCTTCGGGACGGCGAGTGGTGCCTGATGCTGGTCGATGACTGGATCCAAGCCTACGAGCTGATCGGCTACGACGAGCGCGCGAAGATCGGGGACCTGGGAATCACGCTCAAGACGGCGTCCAGCTTCAATCACGACTTCAAGCACAAGATCGACTTCGCGCGGTTCTACCACCACGTGGAGCACCTCCGCTCCCGCCTCGAGCATCTGCGGATCGAGACCGGGGGATTCGCGGGCTATGAGAATCCCCTGTTCCGATCGAAGCAGTGGCGTCGGAACGTCCTGATCGACGGACGCGCGCTCGTGATGAAGCGGACGCACGCGCGCTTCGATCCGAACGTGCAGATGGTGGACGACGTCGCCTGGTCCGCGCTCAACATCTTCGGTGGATCGGGATCGCTCGTGAATCAGTGGGTCCTTCCTGACTGCAAGCGATACACCGCTGGAGCGTTCGGTACGATCCCGGAACGGCTGGCTCGGAAGAAGACGGAGTGCGCGTACCTCGTGAGCGCGTACACGGGACTCGTCCGCTACGCGAAGAAGCCGGGCTGGCCCGCGTTCACTCACGTGAAGATCGCCCCGGCGAAACCGGGGCGCCTCGGGGCCCTCCGCGCGGCGGCGAACCGGGCGTCCCCGGGCCCCTAAAAAACCGCCATCCCAAACCCTTGCCGCTCTCGGGCTTAGTCCCGGGGGCGGCTTTCGGCTTGTATGGTTCCATACCGGGCCATATAATGTGTGCCGGTTGAAGTGACTCTAACGAAGCACCGGAGCGAGAGAGCCAGAGGGAGATGCCCGGAGAAACCGGGGCCACGTAGGCGCCTCCCAACAAACCGGCGAAGGCCGGGCTCGATCGCAGGACATCGACCGAAGCGGCAAGGTCCCACTGGACGGCGAACCGAAATACGCGAGGCAGTCGAAAGACACCCGCGCGTCAGGATGTAGGTTCGCGCTGCGATTCGGAAGTCACGAAGGGAGATCACCGACAGAGACGACGCGGACGTCGCGCCTTTGCGCGCGGCCGACCCGGGTCGTCAGGCCATCAACGCAGTCGCCGGCACGGGGCGATGGCTGCTAGCGACGCGCACTCGGCGCGTCCACCAAGAACTGCGAACCAAGGAGACGGACAATGTCAGATCGCATGGAGATGTTGGCGCCGATGGTTGGTGGAAGCATCGAGGTGATGCCGCGTGGCTGCAACGTGTGCGGGGCGGAAGTCCGGCTCCTGTCCGACGGCGCGATCTGGCGCTTCGGCCGCTGCGCCACCAGCCTCATCGTCTGCTGGACATGCGCTGCTGCGATCGGTTCGGTTGCGCGGCCGTCGTCCTGCGCTTGCGGATCGCACACGCTCGAGAGCGTCCACGGACTGGTGAGCGTTCCGGACGGCACCGGTGGTGACGAGGAACACCGCATGTCCTTCTGTGTGCGGTCGTGCGGCGCCGACGAAGAGGTCGGCGTCTATCTCGGCGAGCAGTTGTCCTCCTACGCTCTCGGCGCTCCTACGCTCTGGGAGGCGACGGAAACCGTCGCGGGCATCGTCGACGAGTTCTCGGACATCCCCCACGAGGCGATCGAGGTGGCGGTCTACAACCTCCGCGTCGAAGCGGCGCTGCGGGGTGGCAAGTGAACGCGCGCGGGATGGGCAAGGTCACCGCGAACAAGATCCTCTCCGCCGCTTGTGGCGGGGAGGACTCCTTCGCCTACTGCGTCAGCGGAGCCTACAAGGTGGTGGCGTGGGTCAAGGGCGCCGACCTCCTGCAGGACATGTGGGGGAACCAGCTGGCGGAGATCGTCGAGGACAGCGGTGGCGGATACGACTACGCACTCGCCCTGCTCGCCAACACGATGCTCCACCAGTCGGCGAGGGCGACCGGCTGCCACGGCCGCGAACTCGACGTCCTCGATGCGCGGACGCAGATGCAGGAAGCGGGCAAGCTGATCCGCGCGGGCGTCATCGCGTGGTGCAAGAAGAACGGGCAGCCGGTCCCGTCCTTCCTTCCGAGGGAACGATGAGACGCCTCCCGTGTCGCAAATACCAGGATCCGCGGAATCGTCCCGCGACGGATGCTCAGCTGCGCTACATCCGCCTCCTGCTGAACGAGGCCTTCGTGAAGCACGTCGATCACGGGGCCTGCCTCGACAAGCACCACCTCAACCTCACCGTCGCCACCGCCCATTCGTCCATCACGCGGCTGCTCGCCGCCCTCCAAGGAGTCCGGTCATGATCATGCTCGCCAAGAGTCTCGCTATCAGTAGCTCCATCCTGCCCGCCCCGAAGGATTCGCTGGTGACGGTGTTCTTCACCGACCGCGTCGGGACGAAGCACGAAGTCGATCTCGAACCGTGGCAGGCGAAGCAGCTTGGTCGCTGGCTCGACCTCGCCTCCGAGCAGACCGTCAAGCGTCACCGCATCCCGCGCCCCACCAAGCGGACCGCCTCCGGGCGCCGCACTCGCTGATCACGCTGCACCGCAGTTCACCGTGGGGCCCCTCTCCGGGGCCCCTCACTACTCCAAGGAGATCCGCCATGTTGACCCGCAACGAAGTGAACAAGATCAACGTCGAGGTCCTCGCCGCCGTCGAAGCGATCGCCAAGCGGCACGGCATGACGCCGGGCCCGGGCCGCTGCTCCTTCGACCCGCACGCCGGGGTCGTCCAGTTCAAGATGGAGATCGGCATCACCGGCGAGACGGGCTACCGCCTCGCGGACATGAACTCGTGGACCGTCTTCGCGCGGATCCACCCCGGGCTGCCCGCAGAGCTCGGCGAGATGTTCATGCTCGGCGGGCAGACCTACACCATCATCGGCGTGAAGTCGCGCGGCGGAGCGCGGCCGATCCTCGCGAAGCGCGACGACAACGGGCGCACCTACTGCCTGTCGATCGACGCGGTGCGCCATGCCTTCGTGTTCGTGACCAATCTGTCGAGTGGCGGTGGCCTGTGAAGCCGGTCGAGTATCGCTTCGAGGAGGCGGCTCTGTTCGCCGTCGAGGAAGGCGTTGAGGCCCCGGTCACCATCCGGGGCCCGGAGGACGTGGAGCGTCTGCTGCGGCCGCTCAAGGTTGCGAAGCGTGAGACGTTCAAGATCGTGATGCTGAACGCGCGCCACGAGGTGCAGTCGATCGAGACCATCGCGATCGGCAGCCTGAACGCCTCCATCGTCCATCCCCGCGAGGTGTTCCGCCCGGCGATCATCAACGCTGCGGCGTCGATCATCCTCGTCCACAACCACCCGAGCGGAGACCCCGAACCGAGCGAGGAAGACCTGTCGATCACGAGGCGGCTGCGCGACGTCGGCGAACTCGTCGGCGTGCAGGTGCTCGACCACGTCATCATCGCGAAGCGCGCTTGTGTCTCCTTCCGGGCGAGGCAACTCCTGTGAAGAACTCAGCGATGTGGGCGGTCCTGACGACGGAGGGCGCCTTCGTCCTCCACGAGACGGAGGCCGGGGCCCGCTCCGGAGCGGCGCTGTACAAGGGTGCCGTGTACGCGCCTCTGGCCCGCTACCTCAAGGTGAACGACATGCACGAGGCGCTCCGCGCGGCGAAGAAGCCCGCGCGGCGCTCCGACCAGAACGACTGCCCGGAGTGCGAGCGCGAGGTCGGCGCGGTCGCAGCCAAGTACCGTCACTGTCCCCACGGAGGTTCGCGATGAACACGGATCACATCAAGGCCGGGCTCGACGCGCTGGCTCAGGCCAAGCGCGACGGAGGAGTCTGGTCGGCGCGGTGCGACTGCCGCAATGATCACAACAGCAACAGCGGGCGCTGCAACGCGCGGAACGTCATCGACCCGAGCGCCGACCCGCTCGACCCGCAGAGCGCGGTCTACTGCGACTCCTGCCGTCACCGGTGCCATCCTGAGCGGGAGGCCAAGTGAACCGCTACCTCGTGCTGTTTCGCGGCGGGGTGCCCGTTGTCTGCGGGCGCATCCCCGCCTCGAACGACGCCCTCGAGTTCGCCACCGTGACGCAGCGCGCGCGGATCGCGACGGCGCGGCGCTGGTACGTCGTCGAAGCGTCCTCGGCCTACCGGGCGAGGACGTGCGTCGCTGTCGCGCTCAATGCGACGGAGGTCGAGCCCCGGATGTGGGGGCGGATCGTTGCTTGCGAGGCGGTGTCGAAGTGCGCGACGTGCGACGGCGCCGGGGCGCGCCAGAGCGGGGCGCTGTGCCCGGAGTGTGACGCGTGACGCGGCGCCTTCTGCGGTGGGCGTTCGCGGGTGCCGTGCTCGGCCTGATCGCGGTGGTGTGCTTCTACCTCGCCGTCGGTGCGGACGACTCGCTCCGGCGCATGGGCTTCTAGCCATGACGCGGCGTGGCGGGAAGCGTGGAGGACGGGACGGGCGAGGACGCCCTCCCTCGTGGTGCCAGGTTTGCGGAGACGGATCCACGTCCGCTCTCTGCAAGACCTGTCGGAAGTACGTCTGCGGTAACTGCGCGTGGATCACCGGAGAGGTGGGCTCGGGGCGATGGTGCCCCGAGTGCGCGCCTCCCGGCAGCGTGCGGCTCGCGGCGGCTGGACAGCAGATCGTTGCCCCGGGAAACGCTCGGGGCTTCACGCAGCAAACCGAAGGAGGTCAGTCGTGAAGGGAACCTTGATCAGTGACGCGCACAACCAGTGGGCCAACCGTCCCGCTGACGAGCGGTTCGAGACTCTCGCGGCGCTGCACGCGCACGTCAGCAAGCGGAGGAACGACTCGTTCGAGCACGGCGAGGTGCCGATCAGCCGCATGAACGCGGTCGCGCAGGACGGCAAGATGTACATCGGTTCCAGCGGCAGCGTGTCGGCGACGATGGAACTCAACAACTGGTCCATGAGTCAGCTGTGCTCGCGTGTCGGGGCGCCGCGCGACTTCCTCGCCAAGCTGACGCCCGAGATCGCGGCGCTGGCCCTGAGCGATCGCATGCTGCGTTCGGCCGACACGGCGGAGCAGGGGTTGACGTTCGACCAAGGGATGCGGCCCAGCCTGCTGCGCGCGCTGAACGGCTCGCAGTACGAACGGCTCTGGGACAACGAGATCACCGGCCTGCTGACGAAGGCGCTGCCCGAGGGCTGGCGCAATCCGACTGGCTACGGTGGCGGCAAGTTCGGCGAGCCGCTCCAGCCGCAGGGCCTCTACGCCAGCGACCGGGACGTGTGGGCGTTCTTCATCAGCGGCGGCGACGCGAACGACGTGAACTGGAACACCGTCGATCTCGACGGGGAGCCGATGCACCGGGGCTTCTTCGTCTGGAACGGCGAGGTGGGCAAGACCTCGTTCGGCTGGTCGTCGTTCTGGTTCAACATGGT